ATGCTATTGAGGAGCGGGCTGGTGTCGCCAAATGGCGCACTATCCGCTGCCAAGGATTTCCTGAACCGGAAGAACCGGATTGGGTCCAATGGCTGGAGGAGTATTCCTTATGGGATTCCCCTCTACCTACGCATGCTGGATTGAATGCACACACGGGACTTATGTTCCTTGCGTGCGCATTCGAAACTGCTGAGTTCCTAGGTGAGGACTTTAGTCCAAACCGTGCCCGGCTCCCTTTTGTTAGGGTGGCTGGTGTGTCGGAACCCGGCAATAAGTTTCGAATTATTACGGCTGGAGAATGGCAGTATTCTGTTATCCTTCAACCGTATGCCCATTGGATGCTCGCGGAGCTTAAGCAACACCCGCCCTGTCAACAGGGTTTGGGAGGTGCGCTCCAAGGGTTTGAATGGGTTAAAGCGGCCGGCAAGAAACCAAAAGGTTCCGATGCCGACTGTTGGCTATTATCGTCCGATTTATCGGAAGCCACTGATTACTGCAGCCATTTGGTTGCGGCAGCGGCTATGCGTGGCCTTTTAGAAGGGCTGGGCATCCGTAATAGCTATTTCGATCTTGCCGTTACTTTACAATGTTCCGGCAGGATCGCTTATTACGAGGGTTATACCGATGTCGTCCCGGCTTTTGCCGAGACTACACGCGGAGTCCTTATGGGCGACCCTGGTACAAAGGTTGTACTTACAATGTTCAACCTTCTCGCCGAAGAGGAAGCGATTGATCGTTTCTTCTGCGGTGAAATTCCGAGGAGAATCCCGTGGAGGCATTTTGCCTGCGCTGGGATGATCACCTTGCCGTAGGTCCTAAGGCCTACTTAGAGATGATCACCGAATCTCATCGGTTAAACCTCATGGAGGTAAACGAGAGTCAGAATTTTATTTCTAAGACTCTCGCCAAATATTGCGAGGAGTTCATTTACATGGACAATGAAGTTCGACCTTTAGGTACGAACATGTTCCGTGTGCCTTATGGCGAACACTCGCATGTAGATGCGTTCAAAGTCCGGCTGCTCTCTCGGGCAGTGAAGGGAATTGAATCGCGTCTAGACAAGAACCCCGCTATTGGAAAGGGATCACAATTGGCCAAATATGGTCAATGGGCCCCACCAGGTTTCGAATACACCTTTAGGCGTATCGTTCCCTGGTATTTCCATAGGCGGATGTTCACGTTATTGGAAGGAGCTTCTTTATTGAGGTTCCTTCCATGCGCCGCTGGTGGCTTAGGCCACGGGTGCGGTGATTTCGAGGTTGATGAGTGGAGTCAAGTCCTTAAGGACTGTTCTCCGCAGCACGTACGTGCAATCATCCGCCTCGCAAAAAGGGATTTTGACCCCGTAACGGTTAATGCTCTTCGCGCTCTTTCGAGTGCTAAGTGGCGCCGTGGGGTTGATCTCTCTTTCCCAGAGGAACTCTTTCGGTGCTTGGGCATCATTGCTCAGGTCCGAGGTCTTCAACTCTGGAAATTAG